CAGGGGCAGGAGCGGGGGCAGGGGCAGGAAGCGCAGCAATACCAGCAGGGGCAGGAGCGGGGGCAGGAGCCGCTGGAGGGGTGTACGGCACTAGCCCCCGTTCTTCGTCCATCTCAAAAAGTTGGACTCCAGCAGGGGCATCGGCGGCCTCGCCGTCGTACTGATACCCCTCTCCATCAGCGTTGATAGCGTAATAGTTGCCGTAATTCGGTTGGTTGACCGGGTACGATAGGTACGATAGTGGAGCGGTTTGATCAACTGGGGCAGCGGCAGGCGCGGGAGCAGGGGCGGGTTCAGGAGCAGGAGCAGGAGCAGGAGCAGGAGCCGCTGCGGGCGCGGGGGCAGGAGCAGGCGCAGGAGCCGGTGAGTTGTAGGGGACAAGCCCTAACTGTTCGTCCTCGGTATAAACCGCGTACCCTTGGCCCACCCACTCATCGGGGGAGTCCACCGGGAACCCCTCACCGTCAGCATTAATTGCGTAATAGCTCATTATCTTCTCGGGTTGACCGCATTAACAAGAGATGTTGCCCAATCCTGCCAATCATTAAAAGAATATGGAGAGGGAATGGCTTCGTTTTGAAATACGTCAATTGCCATCAAACCTGTTGCCCAGTCTTTCCACTTATCTTCTGCCACGCCAATCTGCAGTTGTTGAGCAGCATAACCTTCACACATAAGAGCAGACCACGATTCAAAGGTGTGATACCTAGGGTCATAAACAAGAGCAAGTTCAGCCATTAATACGGCCTCACATCACCAATGTCGGCGCTAAGTAGTATGTTACCCAGTTGGTAATCACCACCCTGAACATCACTTACAAATATCAATCGCATCTCTCGACGCTGCTCTCTCAGATCAACCTTTCCATCCGTTGGAGAGAAAGTATATGGGCCAGTCGTTTGATCTTCTTTTTGCGCAAACGGCCTTCCGGTGATAAAAAGCTGCATGTCTCCGGTCTGAATGAAATCAGGCTCAAGCCTCTCCAGATGAATCCAAAAGTTTTCACCAACCATAGAGGGCTGAGATGGCCCTCCAGATACAAGTCCAAGATCATTTGTTTCAAAAGAACTACGAATAGCCCTTTGAACCTGACCAACAATCTCATCAGTTCCAATCTCATGCTGCCAAAGACTCACTCTGTCTGGAATGCTATTGAATTCGGCATTCACCGTGTCTGTGGCGGTACATTGAGCAGATAGCGTTATATCGTAGTAACCAGTGGTTGCGCTTGGAGCAATTGCAACAATAGTTGTTCCATCAGGAACACCAGCGGCAACCACAAGCATTCCGGCATATAGCTGATTACTGATTGCCGTAGTAATAACATCGCTTCCATTTGTTGTATCAATGTCCTGCTCAAAAATGGTTGTCTCTACGGACAAATCTTCTCCAGCCATTACTGGGTAACGAAATACTTGAGAGAAATATCCAGCCGTTCTTGTTGCCCCAACAGCGGTTCCAAGGTCATACCAAGTCTTCTCTCGAATGTTGTAGATAATTGCATCGTTACATTCAACAGAATCACCACGCGGGTAGAACCACCAAATCTCACCAAATCTTGGAACTTTTGTTGCCCACACCTTTTGCCTTTGACTGTAATTCAGATTGTCAAAGAAATAGTTCTGATTCATTGAATTTGGAAGGTCAATGATGGTTCCGTTGTACAGAAAGAACCTATCCACTCCAATCCAATAGTAAAGCCCGTCATACTCAATCACACATTGGCTTGAAAGAATCGTTGACGATCCAATCGTGTCATATCGCCAATAAAGCTGTTGCGCCCCTACCGTAGTGGGGGCATAGCTAACCCTGATCAACGAATCCAATGCCCAAAAAAGCGCAGACGGAGAACTTGAACCGCCTCGAATCGGAAGCCCTTTCACCACCTTTTGGCTGGATATGTTCGTCTCGTTTGCGTCTGCACTGTTCCAGTCAAACACATTCCCTGCAGAGCAGTTCTTGATTAGTCCATCATCACCGTACACAAAAACATACGGGTGAATTGAAACCACTCCTCCGGATACTTCAATGTAATCTCCAGAGGGAGACGATCCAGAGGTGTCCTGCAAAGGGTACATAGTGGATCCACTGGGAGATCCGGCCATTACCGCTGTGGTTGTGGTGCTATCAATTTCCGCTAGATTTTGGCCGGGATGAGAAAGTATGAGATTACTTCCGCTACCAGTAGCATCAAAAAAACCGTCAAACTGCCATAGGTTCAAATCTGAGGCTGTGAACTTGCTATTTACAGTGTCCACTTCAATTGAAAATCCAGTGCCTCCACCAATTGACGCATTGTTCGCCGCTAAAACATCACCAGCCAGATATCCGTTACCAGTTGTGGTCAGAGTAACTGTAGAAACAGCCCCACCAGATACAACAATGGTTGCAACAGCGCCAGTTCCAGAACCTCCAGTCAAAGGTATTGATGTGTAGGTTGCATTTGCATACCCAGAACCACCGATTAGTCCTGTCAATGTAAAGATAGGTGCGGCAGTCATGTCATACTCTGTGATACCAGCACCAATTCCGGTGTTATTACACTCAAATCGCTCTACGCCATTGTTGTAACCGTTAAATATACGGTTCACACCATCCTGAGAATCAACGTAAATTCCTCTTGAATAGCCTTTAATGGCATTCGTCATCTGACGATAACCGCCAATCTTTCTTGGCCTTCCACGTTGAAACCTAACCCACTCTCCAGCACTGTAAAACTGCCTATCCAGCACAGTTCCATCGCGTTGAATCCCGGGCTTTGTGTCCAGAGAAAAGACCTTCTTGGTCATTTAGAACGTCCCGCCAAAGACGCCACCAATAAAGTTTCCAGTTCCAGTTGCTGCACTGTTCCCGGTTACTGAAGTCCCAGACGCAGTTACTGCTAGCCTATTCACACCAAGAATAGATACATCCCACTGACCATTACCGGCTCGATAAACGCCTGTGGTTGGCTCTGCGGAAAAATACAAGGCTGGAGAGCCTACGGAACCATTGATCAAACCAATTGATGTCGATCCAGCCAAAGTGGTGTTGGCGTTCACAAGGTTAGACGAATCGCAAATCAGAGTGGCCTGCTGGTTTGAATCAATCGTCGCATCTCCACCGCCAGTATTTGTGCTGATCGTGACGGTGTAATTCGCCACAGTTCCATCAGTGGCATTCTGGATGTAATAAACCTGAACAGTTGGCGGAACAATGATGATCACGTTCCCGGTCAAAGTTCCGGTGTACTTCTGAATGACGTTTGATGCCTCAGAACTGGTCAGAGTATAAGTTCCTGAAGTCACCTGTTTGGTGAACTGAGAAAAATTGAACTGAGTGTTTTTTCCAAGACCAACAGAGTAAAACTGACCACCAGCACAAGCAATGAAACAGGAGTCACTTTGCTGAAGGTCAACAGAACCAGATCCGTTAAACGTATCTGTGCTTTGACAATCAACCGTCAAAAGACCTGTCCCTGAATTCCTAACCTGCATGAACCAATCATTTCCCACCGTAGAACCAAGTGGGAGCGTAAGGGTTCCAGCGCCACCCGTCCAAACGTACAGGGACGCCCTATCAGCATCAAGAGCCGTGTAGTCATTGGAGAACAGGTTGACCGGAGAAGATTGATTTAGGGTCGTTCCAATCGCTTTGAGGCCATATCCAGCAAGTGTTACCGCATCGGCATTAGAAGAACCAACACCAAACGCAATAATTCCCCAAGTACCGTATTCGTCCGGATTGTCTGTTATGTAAATATACTTAGACTCTCCTGCCAAAATAGTGCAAATAGACGAATCGCCGGTATAGTCTTTTACTTCAAACGTCTCAGATCCTACGTTCCTGATCAGTGCATCCGTACCAACAGATGTCTGATTTGCAGGCGGCATCCAAAGCTCAAGACTTGCAGCTTCAGCCGTAACCTGCATGATCCTAGCCGCATAATCACCATTAACATTTCCATTGATGGGCCATGCAAGCTGCGTGTTTGCAGATAGAGTTATCTCTCGGAACGAAACATCAGTAGGCTGAATGACGTTCCCGGTAAATGGACTATTGAAGCTCATATTAAGTATCCAAGACGTTAGCCTGTCGATCACCGATTCTTTGAACATCCTCTGATTTCAAAGTGGCGATGATTCGATCATAGTTGGATTGCCACATAGGCATCCGCTCATCATTCTTCAGAAAAGGCATGGCCTGCAACAACGATCCGTACAAAAGCGCTTGAGGAGCATAGATCGTGAACCAGTTGGTCTGATTTGAAGAATCCAAAGGTTGAATTCTCTCGTAATACAAGACCTCATAGGCATAGTCAGACGCCGGAGTTGGAGCTACCAGCCAGTGAGTGTAATCATAATCAGCGTAATACTTTGGTCTGTCAGTTTGCGTTGAATCAGGCCAGTATTCGCGCAAATACTCATACTTTCTCAGCAACACAGGATATCGCTCGCCAGCAACGGTTACGTTCATGCTCACGGTCTTGTGCCAGCGGGCAGGCTTGTCAATCACTGGCTGGTTTTGAACCATCGTGCTTGTAACTACAGTCAAATTTCCAAGAAACTTGATCTGGGCAGCAATATCCTGCTCGCACAGCATGATGAAAAGAGGAATCTTCTCAAGGGTAGCCGTGTCTGATCTTTCCAGATAGGACTGGATGTTCTCGACCAAAGAATCATAGGTCATGACAGAGGCCGTGGTCATGAAGATTTTCCTATCTTGTCAATCATTTAAGTAAATACTGTGACGCCAGTTTTGTCAATGAAATTAAGCTTTAGAAATATCCAATGCCGTATGGCGTACTGCTACCACTCGCTTACCCCATCCACGCCCAAAGGTTCCCCATGTGGCTAGAGACTGCAGGAACAATAGACGCTGCTCTATCAGCATTTCTACCAGTTTTTCCGGGTCTTTCTCGGCCACGGCAGCAAGCGTTTTTGGCCCTATCTGACCGTCTGGATTGGCTCCTACGCACTGTTGCAGCCACTTGACTGAGCGGCTTACCCCACTATTCACAGCCGCATCAAAGACGCAGTAATCCACCCCATCGGGAAGATCGTCGCACCTTGCCAAGTCCCAATACATTTCCTTGTAGAAAGGGGCAACCGTTGCAGGGGTTAGCTCTCGCATCTCCTCTTCGGTTACAGGCTCCTTCTTCCAAGCCTCCCATGCCTTCTTGGTAACACCAAAATTGGTCATCCCACCGGGGTCTTGTGGATGGTTGGAAAACCCACCCTCATGGTGGAGGGTGGTAGCCAAGGATTTGGCGAAGTTATCTTTCATCTTCACTCTCTCGAAACTTCATGCCAGCCAATAATCCAATGAAACCGCCGACAATCGTCTGAAACGCAGGGCTGATAAGAGAAAATATCTCGCTGTTGTCAACGTCCGGTGTGAAAAGGCCAACACACATTACGCCCACCATAGATAATAAGATTACGCAAAGCGTAACGCTTACCATCACGGTGACGGCAGAGATAACCCTGTCTTTCACTTGTTACCCGGATCAGCCTTGACAGCACCACCTAAACCAAGAGCAGCAGCGATGCCTTGAGCCAGCATCTGGTATTGCGGGGGAACCATCGGGATTGCGATTGCGAAAACAACACCCAGCCCAGCCATTGTGGAGGGTTCACCAAAACGCTTTCTAAGCCAGCCCATATCTATCTCCTATTTTTGAAGTTCGTGCTTCAGGAACAACCATACTGCGTAAAAAAGTCCAGTAACGATTGATATTGCACCATACTTAGCCACATGCTCGATCATCATCTTGTAAAAGGCGGTACGGGTCTTTTCCTTCTCTATGTGGGACTGCACCCACAGATGATGGTCGTAATGCTCAGAATCAGAGACACTGCGGGACTGTTGCAAAGCCTTCACCATAGCCACGGAAAGCTTTTCACAGATTTCCTCAATGTTCTCGTTTGTCACGGCGACTCTTTCTTTTCTTCTTGAACCTGCGGTGCAGCTTGTGCTTGAATCTTCATGATGAGGGCTTGCACCTGAACGAAGGGCATTTGACCCAGCGCATTCAAGATTCCATTGACTTCTGCAATTTCGAGTTCCAGCTTGATCATGGTTTTCCTTAGTGGTTTTCAAGCAGCGCGACCCGGCTGCGGAGGGATTGGACTTCTGCGTTCATTTCCTGCATCGCCTTTATCAGCATCGGCACGAATATGCTGTACTTCACTGATTTAACGGGTTCGCCATCGAATCCGGTAGTTTCATCCACCATGCCGGGGAAGATTGACTCCAACTCCTGAGCAATCACGCCAATGTGCTTCTCACCGGGTTTTGACTTCAGGTTGTAGTTGACGATGCGAACCTGCAACAGATCATCCAGTTTTGGCGTTGCGTCGGTGATGTTCTCTTTCAGCTTGATGTCGGAGATTGCGCCATAGGAGTTATTTGTATTCTGGATGTTGCCGTTTCCATAAATGATGAAGTCGTTTGTTGTAATTGATGACCCATTACCTGACTGACCAATCATGTGAACCCAACTGGTGCCAGCCGCCGTTACTGACCTCGAATAAAAAACGCCG